GATGATGGCAGTGTTAGGACTTATGGTGATACAAATACAAACTATAGTTATGTCACATTTATACGATTAGGAGATACATAAATGGATTTAAAAACAGGTAGAGCAGATCAAATCGAAGACTACTTAATTACAGTAAGATCTGGTCAATGGTTCGGTTGGACTGACTCTAAAAATAAAATCTACGCAAACCTAGTCGTACATGACAGTGGTTCTAAACCTAGTGAAGCTGATGTAAATGCAGGACTTAAGAAGTTACAAGATGACTTCGATGCTAAAGATTACTCACGTAAAAGATCTAAAGAATATCCCTCTGTGGTCGATCAGTTGGATGACATCTACCATAATGGTATAGATGCTTGGAAAGCTACCATAAAAGCTACTAAAGATAAATATCCAAAACCATGAGTGAATTAAAATTAACAGCAGATTCAGGTGGTGGAACGGTTTCCCTTAAGGGTCCAGCCTCAACAACAAGTAATGCAGATGTCCCTTTTGTTCTCCCTGTAGCCGACGGGAGTGCAGGTCAATATTTAAAAACTGATGGCTCGAAAAATTTAGGATGGTCATCTGATTCTGGTAAACTTGTCAATATAGCTACAACATCAGTTGTAGGTGAAGTTAGTGCAGAAACAGCTCAAGGTGCTACAGCAACTAGTCCTTTGATTAGCCTTAACTATGCAGCAGCTTCAGCTAGTAATAAGTTATTAATTTTAGCTAGTATATCTATTGCAGTGAGTTCTACAGCAAAATGTGGAGTCACCTTATACATAAATGGTAGTGCTGAAGACGCATATAGAGGTTCTGCACATGGTAATAGACAAAGAGTTAGTGCATGGACAAGACCCGGAGCTTCAGATCGACTTAATAGTATGAGTATTAACTATGTTAAAACTTCTCCTTCAACAAGTTCAGTAACATATGGATTACACTCAAGCCATGCTCATGATGGAACCCAAACTGTTTATATGAATCATTCTGAATCAGGTAACTATAACTATGAAGCAAGAGGTGCTTCTACTTTGACAATATTGGAGATAGCAGGATGAATTTAGATCACAAAGCAATTAGAAAAGCATACCCTAATGCAGTTTTTATATCTGATGAAAAAGGTGCTTTTGATTCTAGTGGAAATAAAATAACTCTTGTTCAATCTAATATAGATTCTGCTAGAACTACATTGGATGCAGATTATGCAAAGGTAAAATATAAAGATGATAGAACATACCCCTCAATAGGCGATCAATTAGATATGCAGTATTGGGACAAAAAGAATGGTACAACAACTTGGGTCGATGCCATTTCTAAAGTAAAATCTGACAATCCTAAACCATGAGTCAATTAAAAGTAAATACAATACGCCACACATCGGCTACTTCCGATGCGATTACGTTGGCTAATGATGGTACAGCTACCGCTAAGATTACTAACCAACCTCCCGGTAATAGAAATTTAGTAATTAATGGTGCATTTCAGGTTGCACAGAGAGGTACTTCATCTACAACTTCTGGTTGGGGAACTGTTGATAGATGGAAACATTATAATAGTGTGCCAGATGAAGCAGTCACTTCGACTCAACATGCCTTGACTTCCAGTGATACTGGTCCTTGGGAAAAGGGTTTTAGATATTCTGCACATATGCAAAATGGAAACCAGAGTAGTGGAGCTTTTGGGGCTAATGAAGTGTATTTCTATTATCAATTTGAATCACAAGATATATCTCAAAGTGGTTGGGATTACACCTCTACATCTAGTTATATAACATTATCATTTTGGGTAAAATCAAGTGTTGCACAGAATTTTTACGGTAATTTGGTATCTAGAGATGGTACTCACCAAGCTTATCCCTTCGAGACTGGTTCTTTATCTGCTAATACTTGGACAAAAATTACTAAGACAATTCCGGGTAATTCAAATATTCAGATAGATAATGATAATGGACAAGGACTTTCTCTTGCTATATATGCATTTAACGGGACAAATTATACAGATTCAGGAGTAACCTTAAATCAATGGAGCACAAAAGATAATGCTGCTGCTGTACCTGTCATGACAACTACTTGGTTTACAACCAATGATGCAACATTTGAAATTACAGGTGTTCAGCTAGAAGTAGGAGACGTTGCCACTGACTTTGAGCACAGGAGCTACAGAGATGAACTTGCTAGATGCCAACGTTATTTCTGGCAAGTAACAAAAAAAGGATCTACTGCTGATGTTACAAATAAACCAGTAGCTGTTGGTCACTACATGTCTAGCAGTGAGATAAGATGTATATTCGATTTCCCTGTAACTATGAGAGCACAACCAACTCATTCCTCTAACGATACTAATAATAGTTGGTATTTTAATGGCGCTGGTACTGGTGATACGTTTGATAGATTTGATATGTATTCAGCAACAGAACAACGAGCTATATTGAGAAACGCTGCACACGTAAGCGGTACCGCAGGTGTTGGTGGTATGGCGTATCAAGAAACTGGTGATTCAACACTTTCATTTAGTGCGGAGCTTTAATTATGGCTAAATATAAATTAGTAGCAGATAGAGGTAAAACTATCTCAATAATCAAAAAAGAGGATATACCTGCTAATACAAGTGTTGGTATACCTTTAGATCCAGCAAATACAGACTACCAAGAATACCTCAAATGGGTAGACGAAGGTAACACAGCGGAGGCAGCAGATTAATGGCATTAACAGACGTAAAACAAGCAGGTTTAAATGATGAAGCCGCTAATGAATCTAAACTACAAATAAGTAATGCAGGTACTAACGGACAGTACCTGCAAAAACAATCTGGAGCTACAGGCGGTCTTACGTGGGCTACAGTTGATCAAAGTGCTTTAATGCCACTAGCAGGTGGTACATTCACTGGTGATGTAACTTTTGCAGGTAATACATCAGGAAGAGATGTTTTATGGGATAAGTCTCAAGATGGATTAATTATTAAAGATAATACTAAATTATATATAGGTGATGGCGGAGATTTAAATATATACCATGATGGGACAGATACTTACATATATAATAGTGCTCCCAATTTATACTTTAGAAGCGCCAGTAATGATAAGTTAATGACCCTTATAAATGATGGAGCTGTTGAACTCTACCATAATAATGTAAAGAAACTTTGGACCGAATCATGGGGTATCAATATTGATGGCAACTTAGCATTAGGTGATTCTGAAGAACTTATATTTGGTGGTTCAGATGATTTTAAGATTTATCATAATGGAACAGAGTCTTACGTAAACGAACTGAATAACCATTTAATTATAAGAACTACTACAGCAAATAAGAATATTTATATTCAATCAGAAGGATCAATACTTCTAGGTGATGTAGGTGCAAATGAATATTCTGCTAAGTTTATAAATGATGGAGCCGTTGAACTCTATCATGATAATACAAAGCGTTTTGAGACAGTATCAGACGGAATAAGATGGACTGGACATTGTTATGCGAATGATAATTATAAATTAAGACTTGGAACTGGTGAAGATCTACAGATCTACCATGATGGATCAAACAGTATTATGACAGATTCTTCTAGTGGTTTTAATTTCAAAGGAGCGCAGTTCAATATATTAAATGCTGCAGATAGTGAATATGTAGCGAGATTCAAGGAAAATGATGCTGTTGAGCTATATTATAATGGTGTTAAGAAATTAGAAACTACTTCAGGTGGTGTTGCTGTAACAGGTACAGAAATTAAATTACAGGCTTCTGGTGAAACTGCAACGGTTCAAGTAATTGGTGGTGAAGGTAAAGATGCAAAGATTGAAATGTTAGCGGATGAAGGAGATGATGCAGATGATAAGTGGCTAATGGCTGCTAATGCAGGTGGAAGTGACTGGCGTTTGTATGGCTATGCTGGTGGTTCTTGGAAAGAATATATCGCGGCTCACGGTAATGCTCATGTTCTTTTAAGTTACGCTAATGCTGGTAAAGTAGAAACTACTTCATCTGGATGTACGGTATATGGGAGTGTAAACGAAACATCAGATATAGCACTTAAAAAAGATGTATCTCCTATTACTAATGCCTTAGCTAATATAAAACAGTTAAATGGGTATTCTTATACATTTAAAGATACCAATCATAAATCTTTAGGTCTTACAACTCAGGATGTAGAAAAAGTTTATCCTGATTTAGTTGAAGGTGAAGAAGGTACAAAAACTTTACAATATAGCGGGATAATTGCACCATTAGTAGAAGCAATAAAAGAACTATCCACCGACATTGAAACATTGAAAACTAAAGTAGCAGCATTAGAAGCTGCATAAATTCACTCACTTTGATATGACACACGGAATTACAGAAAAGAAACTATTAATTAGACAACAGCTTGAAAATATAGTAGCAGAGCATAATAAAACTGCTAAATTAAAAGAACAGTTGTTTAATCAAGCTACAGAATTACAAGGAGCTTTAAAGGTTCTAGAGGAGTTGGATCATGTCCACACAGATACACCTTCCGAAACCGAACCTACCTAAACCAATAAATATACCGAAGGTTCAACTCATAGTACCAACTGCTGAGATACCTCGGTATCAACCTATGGTTATACCTCCTTCTGATTTAGAACAACCAGAGGGAGTAAAGGCAGAAGCTAAAGACACAATTCAACCTGAAACACCGAAGCTACAGATACCTGTATTAGATATACAAATGCCACTACCCGAACCAGCGGTAGTGGTAACGGCTGTTACTACAGCTGTTGTGGCAGTAGCAACTACTTCTGTTACCTCAACTCTATTCGAACCAATCAAAAAGAAAGTACAGAAATTCATCCAAGGAAAAATTGACGCATGGAAGAAAAAACGGAAGAAAAAAAAGGACTCATTAAAAAACTCAAAGACGGAATAGAAGATCAAGAACAACAAATTCAAATTCTTGGAACATTCGTCAGACTTGGTGTAGTCGTTTGGTCTGGTTTCATAATAACTCTGAATTACGTCGAATTGCCTATGGTTAAGAAATCTGGTAACTCAGATATCACGTTCGTTGCCAGTGTCTTCACTGGAGCACTTGCCACTTTTGGCTTGACCACTGGTAATAAGAACGGTAAAGGTAACAATAAACCAATCAATTGTCCTATGGCTAAGAAAAAAGAAGAATGAAAAAATGGCTACTACTCTTAGCACTGCTATCACCCTCAGTTGCAAGAGCCGAACTCATAACGCCTCAGTTCACCCAAGGCAGTATGCAGGCAACAACAACTACAACTCAAGAGATAACAGAAACAATAGAAATAGAAGTACTAGGTGGTGCTTACAGCAAATGGTCTGGAGAGAATGTAACCGCTACTTCAGCAAGCTCTGGAGGAATAACAGATACAGACGTGATCTGGTCAATAACAACAGCAGGAGATCCATTCACATTAGAAACAGTAACCAGAGCAGCTGGAGTAGTAGAAACTCAAGACATAACAAGAGAAATCGAAACCTCTGCTACTACTACCTCCTTATCTATCTTCTCGCAATAGGTCTACCTGTTAGAGCAGAAGATGAAATCAATAACACCTCTAATCCAGTTGCTGCTGCTACTGGCAACGTTACAAACCAAGCTGTACAATTTCAAAACAATGGAGCACCATCCAGACAGCAATACGGACCCAATATAAGTTGTAATGGTTCAACTATGACTTTCTCCCCATTTTATATGGGGAATCATGTCAAACCTTGGGATGAACAGATGGATAGCATGGGTTACACCATGACTGAAAACTGGGGATTCCAAGTTAACTTTATGGTTCCACTAGATAAGCGTGGATTAGAGCAATGTAGACGTATAGCTGCACGTCAAGAGGAGAATATGAGATTGAATTATGAGATGGCACGTCTAAAAGCTTGTGCAGAATTACAGCAAAAAGGTTTCATGATTAAACCTGGCACTGACTTCGCACCTTTATGTGCTGATCTATATCCAATCGCTGTCTACCTAAAACAACAAGCAGCTAAAAATCCCCAACCAGCTCCAGAAAAGAAAAGCTGGAACCCATTCAAGAAATGACATCGTTTATAGCAGTTATCTGCTTATCAATACTTATTTACATCTTTTTAAAAAACACAATTAACTCACCATGATCGTACTTATCAAGCCCATCCTAATGGCATTCCTCAGCTCTTCAGCTGTAAAGGAATTAGTTATACAACTACTAGAAGCCTACGCTGAGTCCACTGACAATACCATTGACGATAAGGCAGTCGAATTGATTAAGAAAAACTTATTCCCAGGAACTAAAGATGGCTGACAAATGGAAGAAAGAATGGACATCTGGTACTACCCAATTCAAAGTACCTGATCACTTAAAAACTAAAGATAAAGACGAACCAGCTGAAAGAAGGATTAGAAACAAATGAAGAAAGCCACTGAAGACCAGTTCAACGAATTACATAGCCTTGTCACAACAGAATTCCTAAAGCGGGTCAAAAGTGGCGAAGCAACTACTCAAGATTTAAAAGCAGCCTGTGACTGGCTTAAAACTAATGACATAAGCGGTATAGCTACAGATGGCAATCCTTTGTCAAAATTAGCAGCTGTTATGCCAAAAGTTGACCCTGAACTAGTACAAACAAGACTATATGGCAAAAGGAGCGAAGTACGCTAACGGTAATTATAAAGCTCAACAAAAAGCGTATAACAAAACTAAAAAAGGTCTCAAGTTAAGAGTTGCTGCTAATGCAGCTAACAGAGCTAAAGGTACTTATGGAAATGGCGACGGATTAGACGTTGCTCATAAGAAAGGAAAAGAGGGAGGTAAAAAAGCTTCAGATGTAAAGCTGCAAAAACCTTCTACTAACCGACGTAGCCGACTAAAACGAAAAACTAAATGACCCCACTTCTACCTACACCTGATCACTATCTATTCAACCTAATAACCATGACAAGTCCCGACGCTAAAAAGCTCTGGAGAAGAGCTATTAAACAGCACTTCAATTGTCAATGTGTTTATTGCGGTAATAACTATGAAATTAATGAACTCACAATCGATCATGTCAAAGCTAAAACAAATGGCGGAGAAAGTATTGCAAGCAATCTTGTACCCGCCTGTAGAACGTGTAACCAAGGCAAAGGTAGCAGTCATTGGCTCGGATGGATGCGTCAGACACATGGATATATCCCTGACCGAGAACGACTGATTCTCTCACATATCAGTTAAACACCCGACGTAAATAATACACGCCGCCGCAAGGCGGCTTTTTTAATGCCATACAACCCGTTTGAGGTT